AAGACGACATATCCAAAAATCCGTATATTCATCTCGTTGTCTATTTATCGTATGTGGGATAACACTGGTGCGGAAGCTTACGCGAATAGCCAAGGCAAGAAATTGCGAGAGTTTGGTTTGGCGATGGCAGATGTAGCAAGCGAGTTTAATTGCCCCGTAATTGATGGATATAAGGCTCTCGGCGTAGACTCTTATAACAATGCTGCATTTTCAATTGATGGCACACATCTAAATAACTATGGTCGTCAAGCGTTTGGCGAATATATTGGCGGCTGTTTAATCTCTGCACAAACAGCGGCAGTTAAGCCACCCACACAATCAGTGACAACCGCAGATGAAAACATAACCCTCGCTGATAATACCGAATACCGCCTCACTAATGTCACGACCTTAAAGCTAAGCTATCCGGTAGGTGATTTCGAATCTTGGATGCGCCTGACCTTTGCTGCGAGCGGCGATATAACGGTCACTCTGCCCGCGGGCACCGGATATATCGGCACTGCGCCGGATTTTAAAAACGGCGAAACATGGGAGCGGAGCTTTAAAGACAAAATTTTGGCGGCGCAGAAAGTCGGTGAGGGCACTTGAACAGGCGCAGATTTATATGGCAAAAGGCGCAGACGCAGAGCGGACTACCGGAGGGCTATACGGCATTGAAATATATCCAATCGTCGGGCACTCAGTATATCGACACTGGACGCAAGCTAACGCAGGATTCTGATATCACTATAGACTTTATGATAGTTGGTACAAAAAACAGGAACGCAGGTATATTCGGTTCGCGCGAAAGTGCATCGAAAAATAATCTTGCGCTATTTCAAGATGGGGGTTCAGGTTATTTCGCCGGCGACTTTTCCGAATATCGACAGCACCGTTTTACGATGACTTTAATATCGGAACGAACAAAAATCCGAATGAACAAAGCTGGTGTATGGGTTAATGATATTTTAAAAAAATCTTGGAGCGATGTCGCCGACTTCGAGACGCCGACAAATGGATTAATATTTGATATCGGCAACAATAACTGGACGGGCAATAAGGCTATTATGCAGTTATATAGCTACACAGATGGCAACGCCCAACAGCTTGTCCCTTGTCTCGATGCAAACGGTGTGCCGTGCCTTTATGATCTTATAGGCAAAACGGCGCTCTATAATCAGGGCGCGGGCAGCTTCACATGGGGGTGAAAATATGATATACGGAAAACTGGTCGGCGGTGCTCTGCACGGTGCGCCGCGACCGATAAAAACAGAAAATGGCGATGTTTTTACTACTGACCCCAATTTGCTTTTGCAGTACGGATACAAGCCGATAATCACGGCTGATTATCCGTCCGACGGCGGGTATTACACCGAGTCATGGACGGAGACGGAATCCGAGATAAAGCAAATCTGGACGGCCGCCGAGCCGCCCGAAGATATATCGGCTGACGAGGCGTTGGATATCATCACAGGGGGTGCGGATATATGACGAGAACGCAGGCAAAACGCTTTCGCGAGATGATAACAAAAGCCGCCGCGAAGCTGACAAACGCCGAAGCTCTGACAAGTATCAGCTTGTTTGAACCGTGGAGCGGCGAAAAAGATTATTCTGTCGGCGACAGGGTGCGCGACGGCGGGAAACTCTACCGTTGCTACAATGCGATATCCGCCAATCCCACATGGCTACCGAGCGCAACTCCCGCACACTGGGAGCGTGTGACGGTCGACGAGGACGGCACAATTGATAATCCTATTACAGCGGCGGCTGGCATGAGGTATTTTAAAGATAAATACTATCTCGACGGCGGCAAAATTTACAGATGCACAAGAGACGACAGCAACGGTCAAGGTACGATTTTACAGTATCTTCCGTCGCAACTTGTGGGCATTTACTTCGAGGAGGTGATTTGAAATGAATACGGAGCAGTTTGTAAGTTTAATTAAGCGTATCGTTGCAGAGTATGCAAACGCTCATTTAGATAAAAGCGATTGCAAGGAAATCACGGAAAACGATGTTTTTATTGTGTGGTTGTGTAAAACCTTACAGAACAGCAAGGCTTTGGCGAGCACAACGCTTTTTGACGGTATGTACTATGAGATAACATACAACGGGGACAAGCAGGAACTCTATTTGGACGCCTACAAAAAGTGGGAAAACAAGTGCATTAAAGCTGAGGAGGTGACTACTACATGAGCGGTGTAAACATCTTCTTGACGGTGCTGAGCGTCGTAAGCACCATATGCGCTATCGTCTTTGGCTATGTGGCATACAAGCGCAACGGCAAGCGCGACATCAAGGCAGAGGGTGAAAAGGACGGCACCATACTGACCGAGCTTGGCTACATAAAGAGCGGCGTTGATGATATCAAACAAAAGCAGGAAAAGCAGGACGATCGGATCGGCAAAGTCATTGAGCGTCTGTCGTATGTCGAATCGTCCGCCAAACAGGCGCACCACAGGATCGATACGATCGAACAGCAGCTTTATAAAAAATAAGGAGGTTATTTATCATGACGAACAAAGAACTCGCAGCGAAGGTGAAAGATATCGCGCTGCACTACAAGACGCTTTATGTGAACGGCTGCTTCGGCGCACCGCTTACGGCATCCAACAAACAGCGTTATTGCAACAATAACGACTACAACAGAGACCCGAGCAGACAGAAGATGATAAAAGCGGCATCAGCTGACACCTTCGGTTTTGATTGCGTCTGCCTTATAAAGGGCGTGCTTTGGGGTTGGACAGGCGATAAGTCCAAACCCTACGGCGGCGCGAAGTACGCTTCGAACGGTGTGCCGGATATCAATGCGAATACGATGATCCAGAAGTGTACAGGCATCAGCACAAACTTCAGCAAAATCGAAATCGGAGAAGCCCTGTGGTCTCCGGGGCATATCGGCGTGTACATAGGGTCAGGGCTTGCAGTCGAGTGTACGCCGCGCTGGAAGAACTGCGTGCAGATAACCGCCTGCAATTGCGACAAACCCGGTTACAATCGCCGCAACTGGTCGAAGCATGGTAAGCTACCGTATGTCAAATATGCCGCTGTCGCGGCACAGACGAAGCCTCAGGGCACAAAGAAATCCGTCGATGAGGTTGCTCGCGAAGTAATCAACGGTCAGTGGGGCAACGGTGCCGACCGTATGACGCGCCTGCGCAATGCCGGATATGACCCGAACGAGGTTCAGAAGCGTGTAAATGAAATCGTTTACACTCAGAAAAAGCCGGCTAAAAAATCCGTTGACACCGTTGCACGCGAGGTCATCGAGGGCAAATGGGGCAATGGCGCGATTCGAAAAATCAGGCTCAAAGCGGCGGGCTATAATCCTGCCGAAGTTCAGAAGAAAGTAAATCAGCTGCTTAAATAAGGAGGACAAGCACATGGAATACATAAAAGCATTTTGGGACAGCTGTGGAATGGGCATTCTTTGCACCATTCTGACAGCTATAGCATCATACCTCGGCGTATGCGCGAAGAAGCTCTTTCAGAAGTATTTTGACGACAAGACGAAGAAAGCGGTTGCCAAGACCTGCGTCGAGGCTATCGAGCAGCTCTACAAGGATCTGCACGGTCAGGAGAAATATGATAAGGCTGCTGAAGCAATCGTTGAGATGCTGAATGAAAAGGGCATAACGATTACCGACCTTGAGCTGAAAATGCTGATAGAAGCCACGGTGAGCAAATTCAATGAAGCGTTCCGTAAAGACTACGGATTTGATGATGTCACAGAGGAGGTAACAAAATGATAACTGCTATTGTTTTTAACCTCATGAACATGCTCGGGCTTTACGGCGCTTGGGCGGTCGTGCAGATTCTCAAGCTCTTCGGCATGATTTAACTTGCGTGCGTTTTGCGTGCGTTTTGCGTGCGTTTTGAGACCGACTTGCTCACAACTTAGTCATAACTTAGAACTAAAAAATGACCGGGCAGAGGAAAATCCCCTGCCCGGTTTTCTGCTTTATAAAGTACGCAGCTCCCGGTCTGACCGAGAGCCACAAGAAGAAATAGGATATAGAGCCGGAGGCTCTTTATTGCATTATAGCACGATTTTTTATAATTGCAAGAAAAAATAAAGTTTTAAAAATATGAAAAAACTTTTGAAAAAGTGTTGACATAGTTATATAACTATGGTATAATATAGACAGTGAGAGGAGGTGAGGAGAATGAAGGACATAACAAAAGCCCTGCAGGACTTAAAGAGAGCAGTGGAAAGTGATGAAACAGTCAAGAATGTGAAAATCACGATAACACTGCAAAAGCCAAAGTCAAGCAAGGCAAAAGCCAAAGAAAGCGAGTAAGCTTTCAAAGGCAGGGGGTGGGCAGAAATGCCCCTCCCGTAAGTCCTATTGTATCATCTACTAAATAAAAAATCAACAGATACGGAGGATTTTATATGATTACTAAAGGTGAAAAAGAATACGAAATAACCGAATGTAAAAAATACTGGAAAGTAAGCAGATTAGTAGGCGATGGTTTAACAATATGCATAAATGTTGATAAGGAAATATGTAAAACCAAGGAAGCACTTGCTTCTTATATCAAGAGCAGCGATATATTTTAAAAGGTGATGATAGAAATGAAGAAGGAGACGCCACAGGATCGATATGCAGCAAAGTATAAAAAACAATATCTTTTGCCGTGCTTTACGACCACAGAGCAGGATATAATTGACAAACTTGAAAGTGTGCCAAATAAATCTGGCTACATTAAGCGGTTAATACGCGCTGATATAGCTGCGGATAAAGAGCGCCAAAGCTTGATAAGTAATGACACTGGTGAAGAATCCGGAGATAAAATATAG